ACCAATACTTCCTCTGTCCTTGTTTTTCCTCGTTTGACCAATATCGGTTTTACGAGGACGCATTTCTTCGGGAATGATATACTTCAATTCGATTGCAAGTATGCCATCCTGAATATCTGCTCCGTGCACTTGTACGTGCTCAGACAGCCGGAACGTGCGCTTAAACTTCTTTGTGCTAATACCACGATGAATAAACTCACGACCCCTCGAGACATGCTCTCCCGTTACAGTTAATGTTCTATCTTTAACTTCAACTGATAACTCATCTTTTGAAAACCCAGCAATAGCAAGTTCAATCAGATATTCTGTTTCGCCTGTCTTAATAATGTTATGAGGTGGATAATGATCATTCGCATGTTTAGCAGTCCACTCAAGCTCGTTGAATAGATGATCGAATCCTACAAAAGATGAACGGGGGAATAATGTTTGTAAGCCTGTCATTGTTATCTCCTTTTGATCAAGCAAGATTAAAATGTGACCGGACTATCCGCGTCACAAATCTATTTATACCAGTTTACTTATTACTCTGAGGAATTTCTGCGTCCACCTTTTCGGGATGCAAAACCTAACCTCTTCATAATAGCCATTCGCTCCTCGTGGGTATATCCCATCCAGGAGGCAATCTCGTTTCTCGTTCTCTTACAAGCTATGCATTTGTCTGTTTTAAGATCTATGGAGCAGATCCCAACACATGGTGTTACATAGATGTTCTTATCTGTTTCCAATGTTATACTTTGGACACAATTCCCACTGCGTCTTCTCCTTGAACGGAATGATTTTAATTTGACGAAGTGGAGCACAATTTAGCTCCTTACTCGATCCATCAATGTCAATCAAACCCCAGTCACTGAGAAGGGTTGCAATTGTGTTTCTACGCATAACATCTGACTCTTCTAGATTAGCTTTCTTACCATCTAGTAGAAATAATTCTTTAAAATGTACTATAAAATATCTGCCTTGTTTGTGTAATATATGGCAGCTTTGGAATAACTTATTTTCTCTTCGAGACGCAACACCAATACGTGTTAGAGTCTCACGAACCTTTAAAAAGTCATCTGGTTCGTTTAGTGTGATCTCCAGCATGTCTGCTGGACTCCATTGAACAATATTATTTTCTTCCACCTTGATCCACCTTCTGTCTTATTATCTTTATCTGATCAGGTGACAGGAGTGGCAATGCTTGACGAGCTTTCTCGTTACTGTAGCCATAGTATTTCTTTACCACTTCAATATCACTTTCGGTTTCTGCTTTAAACCATTTTGAAAATCGTTTACGTTTGCGTATGATATTTATAAGAAAGTGATATTGTAGCTTACTATCTGTATGATGATACCGATTCATTAGATTAGCAAACTGAACAGTATCAGGAAAGTAACTTAATGATCTATTGATCATAAAGCTATTATATGACTTTTCAGTCATATCATCAACCATAACATCTTTCTTGCTATGATTAATTGAATTCAAATAATCAAAAGGGCTCATAGTTGTCCTTCAATTCCACTATCTTGGCCAGGCCATTCGTTAACAAATAATCTTTTGATACCTTCTAAAGTTTCAAATGTATCTTCTGGTCCAGTAACGTGGAAGCACCGATGGGGGAACGATTGTATCTTCATCGCAAACGGATAATCATTTCCACCATCTTGTGTATCATCACCAAAGAATATAATACTATTATACATCTCTTCTAGTGGTTTGTAAACTTGTCCTTTGTCTCTTCCATTCTCACAAATGTCAATACCCGTCTCTCCAGCTATCTGAGCTGAGTATGTATGAAACAATTCATTAAACTCTTTTGCTAAGGCTTCTCTTTCATCAGTCTTATTATCATGATCGATATAATTTTGACGCTGTTTCTTTGTGCATCCTCTACCAATAATAGAGAAGTTCATCATACCAGCTCTAAGATCAACATGCTTTTTACCTGTGCGATGCGGAAACTTACTTTCTTCCATCTTTTGTTTACACCAAGCTAACATCATCTTAGGCATATCAAACTGAGGCGCAGATTGTACTAACTCATCATTAACCCACAACTCATTTCCTGCACATTGATAACATCCTTTAACAGCTTTGGTAATCTCACCTAGTTGTTCTTTTGTCTTAGGGAAATCTGATCCAGTGAGAATATAGATATCAACCGTCTTAGCAAGATTTAGTATTATTTCCGCGTGCTTAGGATCTATCTTTTGTCGACTTGGAGTCAACGTTCCATCAACATCGAATACAAGGCAGTTATCTTTCTTTGTTGATGCAATAGCATCTTTGATTCTTTGTCCTAAGTTCTCACCAGTTAATTTTCTTGTATCAATATCTCTATTGATCCAAACATCTTGTCCAGGCACTCTCCAATAAAGCATAGGAACAGTTCTGTGTCCCTTCTTTTTAATAAATGCTTTTGCTTCTGGATCTTTGGTAATATCAACAGTCTCAAAACCTTCAGCCTCATCCATCTTACCTAATAGACGCTTCATGATCTCACAAAAGTGACATCTTGGTTGAGTGTATAGTATTAAAGTCATCCGAGTAATCCTATTATGAATGCGTGTAGCACTTTAAACAGAGCTGCATCATCATATACTAACAACCATAATATAACTATTCCTAAAGCTAGTCTCATTGGAATTCCACCTGTGCCATAATCTCTGTCATACATGCAACTGTATTTAGTTCATGATCAGCCACGAACGCGTTCTTGTATTGATAATCAGCAAGAATCAATACAAGTTGGGGAATGCTTTGAGGTTTGACATAATCTGTCATAACGTCATAAACACCTCTGAATACAGCTGATGGATCCACATCGGAATTATCCACGACCCATCGACGCATCTTTTTAAAGTCTTTATCCTTTATATATCTTAGTAAGGTAGGGTATTGGCTGTCCATACCCATAGAAGAATTACTACTAAGGCTCCCAGCCACGCCAAAACGTTGAGATTCATTTATTACTCTCCTCCAGTCTGGAGCATGTTTCATAATCAAGTCAGCAAGTAATTTATCATCATATGAAACAGACTCATTGTCTAGTATATACTGCATACGCTTCATAAACTTAGCTGCAAGAGTAGCCATGTCTTTCTTACTCGTATTAAATTCATATACACCACAACGAGAGTGTAGTGGATCAATGATACGATTCTTAAAGTTACAAGTGAGAATGAAACGACAGTTGTTAGCAAACTCCTCTATGAATCCACGAAGAGCGGGTTGAGTAGATTGAGGATTAAGATAGTCAGCCTCATCTAGGATAACAACTTTGTATCCACCAGAAAGGGATACAGAAGAGGCAAATTGTTTGATCTTGCCTCGTAAAGTATCAATGTTGCCTTCTTCAGATCCATTGATAACAATGTAGTCTAGGTCAAGTTCTTTACACAGTGCCTTAGCAACTGTTGTCTTGCCTAGACCAGCAGTACCGGTGAACAACATATTATGCAGCTCACCAGTCTTTATCATCTGCTGAAATACCTCTGTCATATTAGACGGAAGTATGCAGTCAGCTATTGTAGTTGGCCGATACTTTTCGACCCATAGAAAGTCATTTGACATTTGATATCCTTCTTCACAGCATTCATCATAATATAATAATAAGGATATAAAGTCAACTAGGCAGCTTCAGTTTCTTCCGGTGTTGCTGTTGCCTTGTCTTGTTCGTTAGTTTCTGCTAACTGAATAATCTGAATACACTGATCACGTAAGTTACCAATTGTGGATAACTCTTCACCTTTGAAGGCACCTCGTTGTGTCATTGTATCAATAACAGCAATCATGCTTCGTGCTGCACGGTTAGCTGTTTCAAACATTTGATCTGCGGTATCTGACATATTAATCTCCGTATGTTGATGTCTTTTCTAATGCAATCCAATATTGAGCCTTATTCTCCACATTAGTGAAATGAGAGATAAGTTTCTGTGAAATCTCTACATCGTAGTTGCCAGGCAACATCTTGAGGTTAGAGATGTTCAATATGAAGTTAAAGTTTTCTTCTTCAAACTCTCCATCAACATCGATAGAGAAAGTATTCGAAGTGGCATTGTCACTATCAACAACTGATAGAGTAATAATACCATTGTTACCAGAGATAGCAAGTTCTTCTAAACGAAGTGCGCTTGCTGCTCTCTTGATCTTATTTAGGACATCATTATCCAACATAAACTTGACGTCTACGCTTGGCATAACAATATCTTTAGATGGAGATGTTAACATCTCCACATCCGAATAATAGTACTTAATCTTACTACGACCTGATGAATCAGATATCACAGCATGTGTGTCTCTCCAATCCACTCGAGGTGAGTCGACAAGACCAAGTACTCCGAGGAACTCGTTTAGATCGTATACTCCAATTTCCTTAGGGATATCTTCTAGGATTGAAGCACTAGCTAACAAGTTCTTGGCCTCGGATACCGTCTTCAAAACATTACCTTCTCTCATTACAATATTAGCATTGATAGAAGCAAAGTTCTTCAGAACTGTTAAGGTATTCTCACTGAGTTCCATTATCTATTCCTTTAAGTTTACTAAAGTTCTTCTCTTTCACAAATTCTAGTTTGTTGGCAAACTTACCTTCCAATACCTCACCCTTATGAGATATAACAAATACATTTGTGTCATCTCCAAGACTATAGATGATTTTCATTAGATTGTCAACACCATCATGGTCCAACGACGAATCGAATGTTTCATCTAGCATCAGTAGGTTTGTTGCAACACTATTCTTCATCTTGGCTATTTGTCTCCAAGTGAAAAGCAGCGCCAGATCAATACGTTGCTTTTCACCCTCGGAGAAGGAATCATACGAGAAGTTATCACGATGACGAGATCGAATAGTTTCTTGGAATGATTCGTCAAGATTAAAAGATACAAAGAAGTCTAAGATCTGTAAGAACTGATTACACAATTGATTAATAACTGGTAAGTATTGCTTAATGATCTTAGTTTTGATTCCAGTGTCTTTCAACATATGTGAAAGCACTTGGTTATAGTTGTACTGCTCACTCAACATCAATCGTTCTTCTGTCAAACAATCACCGAGTTCTATCAGCTGATTAAGGTCATTATTCGCAGCTTCTATGTCTGCACCTTTACCGATATTATCGATCTCTGTTTGTGTTCGATCAATAGCTGCCTGAAAGTTACTAATTGACTGATTGTTTGCGTGTATATTACTCTGAGCTTCTCTACACTCTACCAGCTGTTGTTCAGCGGATGCCAATACTTCATTTCGTCTTGCCATAGAAGCCTCAGCAGTTTCAAGTGCGGTATTGAGTTCCTGTGCTTTTGCTTTTCCGTCCATGATATGGGACGCTTTAGTTTCCTCTGTAATGGGCTGGGTGCAAGTAGGACAGGTATCGTTGGATTCAAAAAACTTGACTTCTTTAACGAGCTTTTTGATATCTGCATTGAACTTTGCTTGGAAACGTTGTAGTTCGTTAATTTTCTCTGACGCATTCTGTTTCGCATCTGTGGCTGAAGATAAGTTCTCTTCCACAAAAGTGGATAAGGATCCGTTCGATTCATTAAGAGCCTTGATCTCATCTCGGTGATCTTGTATGAGTTTGAGTTTCTCTTCTTTTGCTTCTTCATTGATTGCCTTAACATCTTTAATGTATTTTTTCTGGGCGTCAATCTTTGTTTTGTTAACATCCGTCTTATGGTCAACATCCTTTATCGAATCTTTTAGAATAGCTGTCTTCTCCTTCAGCAAGCTATTCATTTTAGAGAATACGTTAATGTCCAGAAGATCCTCGATAACATCTCTTCGATGCGTTGCTGAGAGCTGCATGAAGGGAATGAAGGAGGAGGATCCCAGCACTACTATCTGATGGAAGCTCTTATGATTGAGCTTCAAGATGTTTTGCTCGAGGATCTTCTGGTACTCTTTGGCATGGGATGATTGGTTCATCATAGTGTCTCCCTGCCAAATCTCAAATGTGTTAGGTTTAATTCCTCTTATGATCTTAAAGTCAGATCCATGAACATTAAACGTAACTTCTACTACTGTTCCTTTATTGTTAATAGAGTTAACTAATTGACTCTTTGCTATGTTACGATGAGCTCGACCAAACAATGCAAAGCTCAATGCATCAAGCATTGTAGACTTACCTGCACCATTATGGCCTACTACTAATGTAGTCTTTGATTGACAAAAGTCAACAGCAGACCAAGCGTTTCCTGTAGAAAGAAAGTTCTTCCATCGTAGAGTTTTAAATGTAATCATGCTATTTCTAGAGCTTGTGCCTCTGTCATTAATTCACTCATCTGCTGTTTGATACGATCTTTATCCAGATCTGTTTCGACAGCGTCTATATAACTATCCAACAAAACGGATGTATCTTCAACAGATATTTGTTCATCATCTACATTATTTCCTAAGAACTCGCTAAAGTTCTCAGCAATCTTCAACTCTAAGATGTTACGGTTTTGAATACGATCGATGAATCTATCAAAGATAAATTGATCTGATTTATTCATTACCACTACTTTAACAAACTTACCTTCTACATCGTCAAGATTTGCATGAAGGTAATCAGTTTCCACATCGTTATAATAGATCCGATGGTGCAAAGTATGAGGGTTACGGACAGCAGTAAGCTCTCGTGTTTCCGTATCCAAGACATGAAAGTATTTGTTGTCGTGTGCGTCATTCCAAAAGAACTCCATTTGAGAGCCAAGATAAGTTATGTTATCTTTCTCTGATTTAGTGTGATAGTGACCAGACAGTACTCTTTCAAATCTATTAAAGATCTTTGCATCAAGTCCATGAGGAGCAACAATGCCTTTCATCATCTCATAGCCTGCAATCTCAAAATGTCCAGCAATCCAATCACATTTAGCATTAGCTAAGAAGTTTAGTGAACGCTCTTCGCTTTCTGCATCTATCCACGGAACCAAACCAATCTTCATTGATCCATATTCCATAATTGTTGGTTCGTGTATGATGGTTACTTCGTTCATATAATGACCAAGTAACTCTTTCAGTGAATTCAACTCACCAGTATTCTTATAGTATGTGTCATGGTTACCACGGATGATATCCATGGTGATACCTAACTCTCTGAGCGGTTTAAGAAAGTGGTTACGGTTACGGTTAAGAGCACGGAAGTTAATAAATTTCCTGTTATCGTAATAGTCACCAAGGTGAATGATATGGCGAATATTATGTTCCACCATATAAGGAAAAAATACATCGCTGTAAAATTTCTCTGCGTTATCGATAAATATGTCGCTGCTATTGCGAGTGCCACAGTGAGTGTCATTGAGGATGGCAACTAACATCTAAGATATTCCTTTGTGGGGTCCAGCCGAGTCTGAGCAACCATTCAATGTCTGCTTTTGTATGTACACGCTCACCTGGAGGATTGTCGTCTCTATATTGTCCCTCAAAACCCATCACTTTGGCAACAGATTCTACTGAAGTTGCATGACCAGTACCATAGTCAACTACTTGGTGCTGCATGCGAACAAGATCAAAGTGAACCATAGTTCTACGAATACCATCAACAAGATCTTCTACATGAAGAAAATCCCTTGTGTGATTACGATTGATGTATTCAACTTGACCTTTCTCTAACATACGGAACAACATATCGTCTCGACCAGGCCATATAGTATGAAATCTCATACCAATAGCCTCTCTACCCATAGCTTGTACTTCGTTCATCTTCTTAGTAGCAGCATATGGATTTCCCCACCACTCATAAGCATTAGAGCTTGATGCATATAGCAGTTTACATTCTAACAGATCACAAAACTCAATTGCTTGATGAGTTCCCATAACATTGTTATGGAAAAAGATATCGGGTTTATCAAACGAATCTCTAACACCAGCCAAAGCTGCTAAGTGAACAACAAACTGATAGTCATCATCAGCATAAGGTTGCCAATCTTCCCACTTTGTTACATCACCTTCAAACTCGACTACATTGTAATCGTGCAATGACAAATGATTAGAGAGTGTAGAGCCAATCATTCCTTCGGCTCCAGTAATCAATACATTTTGCATTTACTCCTCCATAAATCCAGACAAGTCTGAATCTACTATTACCTTTCTTTTCTTTCTTTCAATCTTTGAAAAAGTCTTAACTGCAGTGTCTACTTCTTTAATCTTATCGATACGATCTTTCAGTGTATCTACAAATGCTTGAGCAACTTGCTGTGCTCCTTTGTCATCTGTTGAAGTAATAAACTCTTCTAGTCCAGACTGTGCTAGGTACTTTACTTTAATGTCTTGCTGTTTCTTCTCTTTTGCAATTCTCCGAAGAAACGCATACCAACTAATCTGTGTAAAGTATGCAAACGCATTAGGTCTGCCAGATCTAGTTGCAGCTTCAAGGTTATAGTTTTCAATAGCCTTGAGACAATTCTCTACAGCATCCATTACCATCTCTTCACGATACGTGTAACGAACAAAGTTTGATTTATGAGATAGGCCTTCTGCAATTCGTAGAAAGCATTGGGCAATGTAATCAGGCACTACGGGAAGTTGTTCTTCTTTGGCCTTTGCCTCACGAACGAGTGTTACGTAATCTACAACAGCTGTAGAAAAGTCAGCATTGTTAACATAATGAATGCTCGCGCGTTTTGCCATAATATAATCCTCATTTCAATATAATTAGCATACAATAAAAATTAATTTGTGTCAACCATGTTTTTAGCAGTTGACTTATTTTTTAAACCGGGTATAATAAATAAGCCTCCTTTGCGGTGGGTGGCATACCTATTTTACTAAGAAGCCCAAGCGCGGATCTTCGAGATGTTTATCTGCGTCTTCATACGCCTCGACAAATTTATATCCTTGTATTTCATAGTGTTTTATAAAATCTGGGTAGGTAGATTTCCATACCGGTACTAGATGATCGTATTCCGGATCTGGACTTGGTCTGAGATGCACTTCAATAACATTCGAATACGTATTTCCTTTTGGATCTCGCGTTTCTATACTTTCAACATTAATAATACCTACGTCATACAACTCGTCAAATTCACTTGGTAGTTTAGGAAAGACAGATACTCTTTTCCATTCTGTAAACTTTGTCCAATTAATTGGAAAGTTTATTCCCTCCCAACAACTAATGGGTTTCCACTTTCCATGTATTTTATCCCGATCCCAAACCCACTTATAGTTTGTAGAGTAATGAGGGCCATAGAAATGTTCTTGCCAAAAATATCCAGGTTGAACTGTAGTATGATCTCCCTTCTGCATCTTTTGGACATATGCACCAACTCCCATACCTGATAGATTATATATGGGTCGAATAACGTATAGACCATCCTCTGGTATATCAACTCCAGCAGGACCACATTTGTATCCTAACTTTTCTGACAGCCACAATTTGTTAAACCAGTTGTGGTGTTGTGGATATTTGATCCACACATAATCATCTTCGCCTTTTTTAGCTACCATTAGTGAAAAGTCCTCGGTCCTTGTGGAAACAATCTGATAACATTTCCATCTGAATCTCTGTTTATATCATCCAATAGTTTTTGTATCATTTCATCTGATGCTTGTTTAGATGCTTTTTGTATATCTAACTTTTCTTTTTTCTCAGTATTAGCAATATACTCTTGAACAGTCATTTTATACTGCTTTAACAATTCTTCAGAAGGCATTGTTTCACCTATAAGTTGATCAGAATTTACAGAAAGTAATTGATTCATATCCTCACAGTATATCATCCATGGTCGTAGTGCATAGTATCTAAAACCATCAGGTCGTTCAGAAGCTAGAATCTTAAATGCTGCTCGAATAATCATAGCAGCATTCTCTTCATCTGCGTATTGAATAATCTCACAGATAATCTCTTCACCACTTCCTAGTTTTAATTGTCTATAATTACTCAATTGGCACCTCATGGAGCTGGTATTTGAATTGTTCTTTGCTGTATATCTTTATTCGTTCCGCTGAATGGAGTAGTGTATAATTCTTTCTTTTCTTCCAATGAAGATCATCTGCTATATCAAAGAGCCTTGTTACTCTTCCGTCATCGGATTGACGTAACCCTCGTCCGATAGATTGTAAGACTTTAATCTGAGACTTTGATGGGCTAGCGAATATGATATTATGCAGGTTCCGTATATTAATACCAGTACTAAAGGTACCAAGACTTGCAACAATAATAGCATTCTTTTGTTTCTCCACTATCTTTCGAATTGCTTCTCTGTCGCTAGTAGCTACTTCTCCAGATACAAAGAATACTTTTCTATCTTCATCTACCTTACTATTTATCATGTCAAAGAGAGGTTTACCATGAGCGTCCACACGTTGAAATAGGACAAGAGTATTGCCGTCAGTGCTAACAGCCAAATTGCGAATGAACCTGTTACGAGCATCATGTCTGACAATCCAGTCAATTTCGTCTTGATAAGTTTTAGCATCCCAAGCCTTTCTTACTTCTTCATTATATTTTAAAACCAATACATCTATATCTAGTGGAGCAAGAGTTCCATCATTTTGTAGTTCTACGGTCTTTGTCACTTGATATACGGGCCCAAACAACCCCTCAAGGACTAACTTGTGAGTCTGAGTACCATCGAGCGTTCCTGTAAGACCATAACGATACTTTGCTTCCGTAGCTTTGTTCATAATAGATGATAATGACTTAGATTTAAATCCATGACACTCATCACCTATAATCATCCCAAATTGTTCAAACCATTTCTTTGGTAGTTTGTATATTGATTGCCAAGTACTAATAACAATTGCACTGTCATGATTCTTATCCTTACCAGAATAGATTCTGTGCATTGCACGTTCGAGCTGACCATAATCTATAAAGTCTTGATGCATCTGTTCAACCAATGATGTTGTTGGAACGATTATAAGAACTCTACCAGCCTTAGGATATGCAACTCCTTCAGTCATATACTTCAACCAATAATTTGCTAATAGATAAGCAATATAGGATTTACCTGAACCAGTAGGAGATAAAAGAATTGCTCGAGATCGTTCTAGTGCTGTTATCACCGCAGTCTTTTGATAGTCACGAGGCTGAAAAGGTAGATCACTATTCTTTAAGAAATGATCAAGCTCCCTTGGTGGTTCCTTATGAAAAGGAAAACCATATTTTGTTTCCTCAGTATCAAGAGTGTAGTTACGTTCCTCACAAAACTTTATCAAATAGATATACAGTCCCGCACTCAATTCGCCAGTCATGCGATTGAACAGTTTGATTCTACCATCCCATACTTTGTTCTTATAAGCAGGCATAAACTTATAACCTGGCACGTAGAACGAGAAGTAATCACTGAGCTCAGCAGCTAGTCCTGGCTCAACATCTACTTCCAACATGGAGTAGTCTTTTAGTCTGCAAATGATATCAGCCACCGGCCTCAAACACCTTCCACTTAATTATATTACCAATACTTTGGTGTCTCCAATTGAGATTATTAACAATCTCATTTAGTGTATCTATCATAGTTTTTAGATACTGGATCTTCATTTCTGATTCTTGAATCTCTGTATCAGAATCATAATAGTAATCCATTTCACCTTTCATAATCTTTAATCCTTCCAGTGGATCAAAATCCCATCCAAGTTCTTTCACTTGTTCCTCATCCATCTTACCGTTGTACCAAAGCCATTTTAGTTTCAATAACTTCTTTTGATCCATCTCAGCTTTTTTCATTCTTAGCTTTGTTTGAGATAAAACAGCAAGATACTTAGCGTGCAGTGTTGGTGTTGCCCGAGAAGCTTCATCTAAATTGTTACGGGGTAGTTGAGAATCAGATTCCCAGGCCTCTAAGACCTCTTCCAAAGTTTTCATAATATAAGCCTTCTTTATTCAATGTCAAACTGTATGAACCTAAACGAGATAGGACAGTTAACATATTGTACATCACCTGACGTTGAAAGTAAAGGAACATCTCCAAGACTAACAGGAATTGCACCATAGTATGTAATAGTGTTTGTTACATTGTTATGACTATTTAGTACCATTACTTTAATGTCAGCATATGACGCAGGACGTTCATCTGTAACACTTGTAGGTGCTACATCGTTAACATTAATGATATAATTCATCCAATTGTATACTTCTTTATACGCAGTCAAGTTTTCATCAAGCAATGTCTCAATAACTACTTCACCAAATGTAATCTTGTCAGCTGCAAATGGAATAGATGATACACGTCTAAACGCTTGCTCAACAGGAGAAGCAGTCATAGCGGGATGGATTACTCCAGTTGCAAAGAACTCAAGATTGGGAAACTTCTTTCTATTGATCTGTACTTTGAAGCCAGAGGGTTGTAGAAGGTTGTTATTCTCCGAAACAACTGTATCTAACAGCTGTGTTGTAATAATAGGTGTAGCCATAATTATTTCCAAAAAATTGTAACTGCTTCTATTTATACGATTCTTTTATCGATAAAAATGAAATTAACTGTTGCCTTTTGTGTTTGTATATGTTATATTAAAGCTAACAAAGGAGAAAAGAAATGACAAATTTTAATTCAGTATGGTGCGACGAAGTAGAGATTCCAGCAGAGTTCAAAGCAGGTACTCGTTTGGTATATACATACATTAATGGCCAAGACGAAAACGGTTATACATTCGCAGAGGTTTCTTCTTTCCTAGCTACAGCTACACAAGAAGATATTCAAAGAGCTGTTGACTCTTTACTTGATCAAGCGGATGATGGTCATCATGTATTTATCGAAGGTTTTGATCTTACAGACAATGGTTCATATGAGGTTGTCTTAGGCTCATAAGGAGTTGTAATGGAAATATTTTCAGACATCATTCATGGTGTCAAATGTAATAAAGAGACATTAGCAGAAGCAAAAGAATTATATCAAAAGTATATTGATAAGTTTGAAAAACATCCAGGCTGGGAAAAAGATAATCACAGCCTGTCTGATCCTACATTTAATTCAAACATCATTCAAGAAAATCAGTGCGATAAGATATTTAATAGTATTTCAAATTCTCTGTTTGAATACTTACAGATGTTAGGTCATTCTCCCAACACCGTGCAAGGGTTTCATGTTGCTGAAAGTTGGTTAACACATACTGTTAATGGAGAATCAGCCCGTCAACACAACCATGGTAACATTGACGTTGCGGGAGTATATTACGTACAATCAAATCCTGAAACAGATGGTGACTTATATTTCATGGCACCTGAATCTGTTCGTTATTGTCACAAGCTATATAGAATGATAGATAATCAATTTAGTCTCCCAGCAGAAGAAGGAACAATGGTATTATTTCCAGGATGGTTAAATCACGGCACGAGAATTCACACGGGTGATAGTCCTAGAATTAGTTTAAGTTTTAACATTGTATTAAATTATGCGTCATAACATAGCAGAATTAGAAGATACTGGTTTAACTATTTTCCGTGATCAGTTCATACTATCCGAGCTTAATAATATTAATGATATTGCTAGTAAACTTGAACCACATGTAGGATTAAGTCAGGATGGAGAATGGTATAATGGTTGGCGAATGCGGGAAGAAGCTGAAACCAAAAATATGCTTGAAGAAGTTAATTGGGCTTATCATTGGTCCTTAACACCTGAAGAGCATCCTTTCATAAAAGATACTTTACTTCCCACATTGTCTAGTATATGTGATCATGTGTTTTTAGATCAACAATGGGGTTGGCAAAAAACTAACTGTTATATTATGACTAATAACAAACATGGTTTTGGTGCTAGTCCTCATTTTGATGCTCCATACTTGTGGCCTCAAAAACCTGATGTTCAAATGTCTAAGTACTTAGCTAAAGGTCCTTTGAGTCTAACATTTATGATTCCATTAATTGACTTTACAGTTGAAAATGGTGCTACTGGTTATGTGATAAACACACACAACTATATTTGGGACACAGCAAACTGGGAAGAAAACAAACCTTATATGAGAACATTCTTTAACGACAACTTTATTCAACCAGAAGTTCCGGCAGGTAGTTTTGCATGTTTTTATGGAAACACATTACATGCTATTATGCCAAACAATACTGACATGCCGCGTAGAGGAATAATCTATAGAGCTATAAGACAAGATGCGCTAGATGAAATGACTAAACATGAACTAGGTTAATATGCCAAACTATATTGTCATACAATCGTTTGTAGGATCGGGAACTTGGTATCACACTCAAGAAAATCTAAGCAATCTCTATAATAATGTTCTGATTCCTTCATACAAAAAATATTGTGAACGTCATGGTTACAGACATATAGTCTATACTAATCAATATGAATTGATAGAAGCTGTTAATTCTAAAAATGGTAGTAACCATGGTAATTTGTATCATCAATATCTTTCAATTTTAAAACATAGATCAGAAGATATTGATTACTTCGTTCTTCCCGATGCTGATTTTTATATAACACATTATGCCAAACCCTTTCCAGAAACAAAGGGATTAGCGGGAGACTTGTGGATGAGGTCTTCCTTAGAAAAGTCTGGAAAAGATCCTGATACATTTACTGCAGTATATGGTGGGTGTCAAATTATGACAAAAGATATTGCAATTGGATTAGCTGAATGGTTAAAAGAAAGAATGTTAGATTATGTTGTAAAAGATAAAGAAATTCGATTACATCCAAACATGCTTGTTGTTGGTGAATATCTGACTGAACATGGAATTGTACCTGAACCATTAAACTTTGAATATAATCATATTCTTGACGATATTAAGCTAGGTGAACGACCGTGGACAGATAAGGATAGGGATGCTGGCTTTTGGCATTTGTATGGGAAGAACAAGGCAAGACAACTACACTATGTGTTGCAGCATGTAGATGGGATATAAAAAAAGGGGGCCTTGGCCCCCTTAGTTGTTTCCGAACATATGGTTATTATACCATAATGTTGTCTACGCGGAAGATTCTGTAGTACTGGTTTGATTTCGCTGCTGCAAGACCATCTGCTGGTGTTGCGCCTACGAATGGGTTTGAAGCCATACCGTAACGAGTTTTGAAACCAATTTTTGGCTGGAATGTGTCTTCCGCTACCGCACGTACCATTGTTAGTGGAACGTATGGGCAATAGAAGATACCAGCGTCATATGGGTTAGTACCTTTGTAACCAACTGTTACATAGTCTACTGTTGCATATGGGTCAATGTAAACTTTTGTGCGACCATTCAGAGTACCAGCAAATGTGTTACCTGTATCATCTACATTTAAGTTTGTTGACATTGCTGGAGTGTAATCCAACATACCAGAAGCTGCAAGAGCTGAAGCAACGTCTGAAGAACAGATAATGAAGTTACCTTTTCCTCTACGTGTTTCTTTTGCAATTACGTTTGCTTCACGTTCGATCTGTACGATCAGACCCTTGAACTTCTCTACTGACCAACGACCATCTGCGTCTGTTGACATATCGAAGATACCGCTTGTTGCTGTTGACGCTTGTAGCGCACCAGTTTTAGCTTGTGAGTTGATTGTACGAATTACTTCGCGGTTGATTTCAGCTAGAATCTCAGCTGACAAAATGTTTGCCAACTCAGTTTCAGCATCAAGACCATGAATAGCTTTCAAGTCTTGTGCTAGTTCTAGTGAGTACTCTGCTTTCAACGCACGTGACTTTGCAGTCACAGTTGCTTTCTCGATGGTGAAACCCATCTCTGCGAAAGCTGTTGAACCAGATGAACCTAGAGCTTCAGCTGAATCTGTTGTCATACCTGTGCCAGTAATAGCTGTTACACGATCGTTGTCGATTGAGCTATCTGCTCCTGCATCAGTTACACCTGATAGACCAGATGCACCTGCAGAACCGTTACCTGCACCAGTTTGTGTACCTGCAAACGCTGTGTTTGCTTCGTTGAACAATGCTTCTGTTGAGCTTGTTTCGCCTGAACCGTAGCGTGACTTCATTGCGAAGATCAAGCCTGTTGGGCCAGTCATTGGCTGAACACCAGCAACGTCATATGCCATTAGGTTTGGCATTGAACGACGAACAAGTGAAATCAACACTGGATCCCATGTGCCGATTGAACCTGTGTTCGCACCAGCTGGAGCTGCCTCAGTGATGAAGCCTTGTGTTTGTGCGCGCTCTTCTGCAAGTGCTCGCTCTTGGTTTTCTAGAACCGCAGCAGTAACTGCTTTTCTGTGATGGTCTTTGATGGAACCCGCAGATTCTTCATTTAGAACTGGAGCCCACTTTTCAACCAATTTATCGTATGTTTGTTCCATTTTTATGGATCTCCTACAAAATTATTTGGATGCTTGTTGAATTGCTTTGATGTAACGTGACATGACGTCAGAAGTTTCGACGATTGCATCGCCTTCTTCTTCGACTTCTTCTGTTACAGTCTCAGCAGTTGCTTTTGTGAAGTATGATTCTTTGATGGTTGCAACTTTGGTTGTGAATGCTTCTTCACTTACAAAGTCAATGTCACCAGCCAGTGTTTTCAACTTCTCGACTTGAGTTTCAGCTAGATCTTTAGACGCTTCACGAATAATCGCTTCACGCTTCAGTGTTTCTAGTTCTTCTGAAACTTCCATTGCTTGCGCAGTTGACTTGTTGAGTTTTTCTTCTAGCTCTTCGACTTGCTCAGCAAGATCGTCAACTAGATCAACTTTGGATTCTGGAACTTCGATGTAGTTTTCTATGAATAGATCTTTCAATCCGTTCATGAAACCTTCAGCGATTTCAGCACGCAAACCTGTTTGGATTGCTAGCTTGTTTTCTTCCATCCAATTCTCAACAACGTAGTTTAGATATGAGTCGACTTTTTCTACAAGGTCAGCTTTGATAGTTGACACTTCTTCTTCTAGTTCGACAGCATATGCTTCTTCCAAACGATTAATCTCAGCAGCGACTTTTGACTTAACAGCAGCTTCAAAGATGACCGCAGTCTTTTCTTTGAACTCTTCGCTAAGTGTTGCTTCGTCCGCTACGAGAGCGTTAAGATCGTCAGAGAAATCAGCATCGATTTCTACAGACTCCATAGAAACTTTCTCACCTTTTGGCTTTTCAACTTTTGCCATTGGGTCAGAATTCTTCTTGTCACCTTTTCGTGCAGGTGCTGTACCAGTCGCTTTTTCAGCTTTTTTAGTAGCTGCTACTGACTGTGCTTCTGCATTCTTAGGATCATGAGCTTCTTCGACGTTTTCCTCTTCGAGCTCAACTTCCTGGTCTTCTACTTGATCAGTCATGTTTGACTCCTTACAATTTAGATTTAATCATTGAGAGGAAATTCCTGAACTCACGTACTTGAGTCTCATAGAGATCAGCGCGTGGAGCCATTTTAATTTCAGTCTCCATTTTTTCAATTTCCTGAGGTTCAACAATGCCGTTGTTCCAAACCCACTCAACACCTTCCATAATTCCATTAACGAAGGCTGTTGGTGCTGATGGATCCTGCACGATGTCAACTGTATTCAACATAAAGTCGTCTTTGACCATCATGACGCCATTCTTTTGCTCAAGGCTTCCCATACCACGAGTTGAGACACCCAACTGCACACCACCATCCAGTAGACCTTTTACAATCTGACCATTGGGAGTATCCAGAATTCGTGCCTTACCAATCACATCATTATCTTTCCAATCCATGGATTCAATAAGATGCGAAACTTTATCTAAGTTAACAGTGGGTCCTTCTGGGTGATTTAACTCACCAAGTGCTCTCTTAGTTTTTACTTGTTCCTCAACGTACTTATCAACAGCTGCTTCCATCACAGCTTTTGGATATATTCTTCCGTTGCGGTTTTTCTGTTCTGATTGCGCAAAGATACCTTCGATGAAGTAATCTTTTCCTCCACCTTCTTTGGCCTCTGTTAGTACTTCGATCTGTTGATCGACATATTCTGCAATCAGTTTCATTTCTTAACCTTTATACTGCTTCACAAACTCTGCTGCCATCTTCTCAGCTTCTTTCTGAGAGCGATATGCATCAAGTCTATCACCATCAATATAAGCGACAAATCTATTCATCTCTTTTGTTATCTTAACTGGCACTCTGTCAATCCTTTTATCAAAGACGACTTGACCAGAAGGTTTCCGGCCAGCTAATTCTCTAAGTTGAACAAATGTCTTCATTTTACTTTAACTTTGCATTTATTTATAAAAATTTTATCTTTGGGAAATTATGTTTCCTCAGATTCCATTTCAGGTTCTTCTTCTGATTCTTCAGATTCAAGTTCCATCTCGAGCTGTTCTTCTTCATCTTCTAGATCCAACTCACCTTGATCTTCATCATACTCTGCAGGAGCTTCCATCTCTTCAGGTTCTAAACCATTATAGATCTGACCAGCCATACGAATCTTTTCTTGATCCAAAGCGACATCAATCTTACCTTGCATTAGTTCTGCAAAGATCTTATCTGACGAAACAAAATCTTTTTCTGTTGACTTTGCAATTAAATCTTCAATAGTAGGTGCTTCACTCATTATTATCTCCTTGAGGTGGTTGTTCTTGCTGATCCGGATTGATATGATCATCATCCGCACCAACTTCACCAGTGTTCATTTCATCTTGCATTTGTTGTTTCATGTCTTTGATTTGATCATCATCCAACATAAGAACATTTTTCATTACCCACTGCTTGGAGAAAAACTCTCCAACGTAGTTTTGAACTTGATCTAGAGTTTGCAAGCGTTCTCTAGTAAGCTCTGCTTCTTTTAATTCTGTAAAATGATTATCTTTAACATAATCAACAAATATATCTTCTTTCCAAGCGTTCCAATCTTCTTCGGTTATGATACCTTTTAGGATCAATTGCTTCTTCAAGATCTCCATAAACATGTTAGCAAAACGTCTACGAAGTCTATCAATAAACTTTTGAAACTTGAGTTCATCTCTACTGATCTCTGTT